CCGGTCTGTCGCACATAGCCCACGCCGGTTCCGGCCGTGGCTGACGTGCTAAGTTTGTCAGCCGTTATGTTTCCAGCAGGCAGCGTCACCGTTTTGCTGCTAAGATCGAGCGTTGAGGAAAGTTTGGCGTTGTTCACGGCACCATCCACAATCTTCGCCGTGCTGACGCTGCCATCCGCAATGGCACTGGCTGTTCCAGTCAAATTCCCCGTCACGTTCCCCGTCACATTCCCTGTCACATTCCCCGTCAACGGTCCGGCAAAGGCCGTAGCCGTTACCGTTCCGTTGACATCAAGCCGTGTCGCGGGATTGTTTTTTCCGATGCCGACATTACCCACGGAATTGATCCGCATCTTTTCACTCAGATTGCCCGTCGTTGCGCGGGTGTAAAACTCCAAGCGCCCCGACAAAGAACCTGTTGATGGGGCACCATCGACTTTTGCGTCGATCATCGAATGCTGGATGGAGTTGGTTCCATCCGAAGCCTGCCAAACGAAACGTCCCGAGGAGTCTGCGTCAGTAGCCGCACCGGCTCCACGGAATTTACTTAAAACAATGTTAGGCGAAGTTGAATCTGCGGCAGTGTTGGTCAGAGTGACGCCCGGCCCGAAAGCGCCGCTACTGGTGCTTGTTATAGTGCCGACACCGCCCGCAGACGCTCCGTTAAGTGTAATTCTCCCCCCTGAAACGATTGATGCCCCGAAGTTCGGTGCGATCTTGGACCCATCAATCGCCGCCAAGGCATTAATGTCCGTGTTCACGATGACCCCCGTGCCGATTGCCGTGACCCCAGAACTGTTTACCGTGACATCGCCGGACAAAGCGGTGGCGGTCGGCACGTTCGAGGCGTTGCCCAACAACACTTGGCCTGCCGTGATGTTGGCCAGCTTGCTATGGGTAATTGCTGCGTTGGAGGCGACATCGGCGTCGACAATGGTGCCGTTGACGATGTTGGCGGAAGCTACGGTGATACCCGTAGGCAACGCCCCTGTTGCCAATTTGGAGAGGGTGATTCCGGCCGAGCCGCTGATGTCGGTATCAACAATCGTTCCAGCCGCAATCGATGTGGCGATACTCGCCCCACTGGAAAGATCGCTCGAGACCGAGCCAGTGACATCACCAGTTAGGGCAAAAGTGCGGTTGGAGGAAAGATTTGTCGCCGTGGAAGCGTTGCCGGACAAAGTTGCGGTGATGGTTCCGGCATTGAAGTTTCCGCTGCCGTCACGGGCCACGATGGCACTGGCTGTATTGGCGCTGGTTGCCGTGGTGGCTGAGTTGGCGACTTTGTTGGATGAAGTTATCTGGGCCAGCTTGGAATCGACGATATCCGCCGAGTTGCTCACCATCGCGTTGGTGATGAGCAACGGTTTGACGATATTGTCCAAAGCCACTTGGCGGAGCGCATTGTCGGTTTGCCGGACGATCACCACCTCGGTCCCATCGACGGGACTTTTGGCTGTCTTGGAGGAGAACACTTTAGCCTCGACTTGCTCCAAAGTAGCCCGTTTCACGTCGCCACTCTGGTCGACGACCACATTGTCGCCATTAGCCAGTGAGGATGCTTGGGTCAGCCCTCCGGGCTTCTTGTTTGCGGTATAAGCCATAAGTATTATTTTACAGGGTTATTACTCAATCAGCAAACGGTTGCCGTTGTCGTCGATCAGCAGGTAGTAGTCGGGGGAGCCCTCCTCAATCAAAAGGAGAAAGCCGGCAGGGGGAGAAATCCAAGAACTCATGTCGTTGGAGATATCCACATCCATAGAGGGTATTTGTTGAAGATCGGGCATTACAGAGATCCTCCCCCCACATTTTCAATAAGACGCTGGCCATGCAACATCAGGCGTCCGAGGTGCGCCCGCCCAGACCAGTTGACCCGCAAGGTGAAGTCGTGGCCCAAATAGGCGGGCACATTGGTCGCGATATTGGCGATCAAAGGCGGAGTCGGGAAACGCACTTGCGGCGCATAACCCCGTTCAAAGTTCAAAAGCTGTGGGGGCTCGGAATCGTAGGAGGTGGCTGCACCGCCAACTTCTAACTGGGCTCCCCACAGATACACCCCCGAAAGTCCATCACCAGTGTAGGACAAGGTAGTTCCATTGGATAAATAGAAAGCCAAGATTCCCGTTGCCGAGGCGGTAGCTGTTGCTGTCGCTTGGCATCGATACCAACCATTGCCGAGATCTTGTATCGCCGCGGTGACACCTGAGGGGAGAAAAGCGACAGTCCCGTTCGACAAGTTGAAAATCGGAGTTGCTCCGGCAAACGCCGAACCGAAAGTGGAAAAGTGAAGTCCCAAGTTGCGACCGGCCCCTTTGGCGTAGACCGATAGAGTATAACTCAGCCCAGAGGTAATCGATCTGGTTTGGTAAATCGTATGGTTTGTCGCCCCCGCGGTCGTCTCGAAAAACAAGTCGGCAGACTGGGGGGTCAGGGGTGAGTCGATTTGATCGCCGTCGATTTCAGACGCTCCTTTAACCCATGCCGGATCGGTAAACTGGCTGCTGTAAGCAAATAGATTCTTGTCCTCCAACAAAAACTCCGTCTGCACTGCACGGTCAAATCGCTGCCAAGTAGTGAAGTTCGGGTAGTCGTCGGGCCGGTAGGCGAGCTCACACTCGAAGGGGTAATCCAAACCACCACCGAGGTCGTCGAACCAAAGATCGCAGCGAATCAACTTTTTGAGGCTCATTTGGTCCCCGAGGTTGAAAGCCTTGGTCACGATGCCAGCATTGATGCGGCGTTTACCCTCAACCGGAGTGTCGAACTCGTCGTTTTTTGTAATCTCCCAAAGCTCAACCCGCCGCCCCGTATCATCCTCGTGGAAGCAAATGGCAAAACAACGGGGATCGCCGTCGAAGAGACCCTGCATCAACTTCATCACCCGCAACCCAGTCCAAACTCCGTCGAACACCGCCGCCGACTTCCCGCGGCCGGCCGAGGATGACTGGAAATCTAGAACTGCGATTCCTTCGTAGAATGTCGGCACCGGCTCGGCCGCGTATTGATCGGCTTGGGTTTGGTCAGCGGCTCGCCTCGGAAAGCGGCGGGGTAAACATGTCATCAAAAGACGGTTGTCGAAACTGGCAAAGGTTACCCCGTCGAGCATCCAGGGAGTATCTTGTTTGAGAACGGGATCGATTTCGGCCGACACGGGGGTCTGCCCGTAGCCGTCGGATTCGCCGCGGGCGTTTCGGTAAGTGCGGATGCCGTTGCCTTCGCGGGACCGGAAAAACAAATCGCCATTGACCGGAAGGATGCTGTCGCTGGTCGAACCGATGTTGTCGAAAAGCACCCGCTGGAAACCTACGGTGTTTTTCCATTGATCGCGTGGTGCGGAAACTTCAAAGGTCACTGCCCCCCGTTCGCAAAAAGCGATGAGATCCCCCTGCCCCGTCGCGGTGTCTTGTAGGGGGAGAAAGGCCAATGCAGTGATCCGTCCGATCTTTCCGGTCGGGGCCAAGGCTCCCCCTTCGTTGAGAAAAGTTGTTTCGGTAAAGCGCAGCACGTCGCTGTCCTGGCCCGAATTGGCGCGGGCGACGAAACCCCCCGAACCGCCGCTGGTCACGGCCACCGGAATCGTGAACGTATTCGCCGCAGGGGTCGTGCCGATGACATAAGTCGAATTGATCTGAGGCGAGCTACTGTGTCCGGAGATGGTAACTTTGTCGCCTGCGGAAAAACCGTGGTTGGTTGCCGTCGTGACTACGGTAGGGTTCGCAGCACTGGAACCTGTGATTCCGATATTGGTCAAGGAGCCTCCGAAAACAATGTCGCCAGCCACCATTTCGGCTCCGTCGTTGACCGCGACAAAAAGCCGTCCTTGGCCGTAAGCCATCTGCTTACCCATTGGCACCACCTCCGAACCGTAGTAGCTGGCCCTCCGCACCACGTAGCCGTCGAAAATCCGGGGTTCGTCCTGCCCTGTCTGGATGATGAGATACCTCTCAGCCTGCGTCATGTAGACCGGAACATCGTCGGAGATTTCATCACCAACATTGAGCCGATAACAGGAAGAGTCATTGAGGTTGAGCGCCATAATCTTGCCGTCGGCGACTATGATGATCTGGGTCGGGTTGCCCTCGCGGGGGTCTTGGTAGATGGCTGCACCCTGCACGTAGGTCGCCCCTCGGATGTCGCTGATATAGCGGTCACGGCTGGTGGTCGCATTGATGAAATCTTGGGTGTAAACGGCGTCAATGTCTCGGCGGGCGGTGATTGTCCCTGACACCGATCCCGTCTCGGTCGTTAGGAAAGTAAACTCGTCGCTGCCGATGACCGTAATTACATGCGTTCCATCCAACCCAGAAGGGGTAGCTCCGGAAATCGTGACCTTATTGCCGTTGTCGTATTCGTGATTGGTCCCCGTCGTCACCGTGGCGATGCCATCAGAAATGGTCACCGTAGAGACAGACTTCGCCGGCTGCGGATTACGCCAGTAGTTTGCTGGGATTTCCCGAAATCCAGGGCGAGTGCGCGGTCCATTGCCGCCGCGGAAGGTGACATTCGTGGCATACCAAGCGGCTTCGCTGGGCGTTTGCGGCGGCTCCTTGGAGCCGTCCATCCCCGCTGGGAGCCCGCGGAATCCATCAATTAGTCTTTCAGTGTCGGCGATCATGCCGTGCTATCCCTCATTAACTCTTACTTTCCGCAGAAGCACCGTTAGCCACGTCGCTTCCGGCGTCGAATTGCTTTTGGATTTCGCTGTTTATGTGCGAAATAACCGGCGCAACGACTCCATAGGGACCGTTGACCAGCGCGGCGCTGATTACTTTGAGGTGCTCTTCACTGATGTTTATGGTGTATGTATTCATAAATTAAGTAAGGACGGCCAGCTTACGGGTATTGCCTGTGGCATCTTTTATCGTAATATAGCCAGAAATCGCCTCCAAGCGATCTCGTCGCCGGCATTGACCGTCGTTGCATCTGTAAGCTGAGGGATCGTCTTAGCCATTAGTTAGCCCAGGGAAGCGGAACCACTTCGGGTTCCACCGCGCTTGTCAGTGCGGCAACCTTTGCCTCGTAGACGGCGACTTGACCGCCAAGCGCCTCTTTGACCCACGCCACGCACTGCGCTTCGGTCACGTCGTTGAGCGGGACAAACTCGGCGGCGTTGGCCGCAAGAAGCTGCGTGTCGCTCGATACAGTGCTTGTGCCATCGGTGACGCTGAAGGACGCGACAACGATAGTTCCGTCCATCGGACTATCGCTCACCTTGATCTGCGTGATGCTCCAGGTCATTTCGCCTCCTTGCCCGCGTCAATCCCAGCGTCAAACTGCTTTTGGATCTCGGCGTTAATGTGCGCGACAACCGGAGCGACGACCCCGTAGGGACCGTTGACCAGCGCGGCGCTGATTACTTTGAGGTGCTCTTCACTGATGTTTATGGTGTATGTATTCATAAATTAGCTGACGACGGCGAGTTTGCGGGTGTTGCCTGCGGAGTCTTTGATCGTGATAAAGCCGGTGACGGTTTCGGTGGTGACTGCGGCGTGGGTGCCGTAGCGGATGACGCCGGTGCCTTTGGGCGAAAGCGGAAGATCAATGTTTGTGTCGCTCCCGAGCGCCGAAATAATGGGGCCAGATCCAGTCGCCCTGTTGGTGATTTGTAGATAGTTAACGGCAGACGCGACGTTGGCCGTCAAAAGCATTGGGAGTGCCCCGCCATTAAGGCTAATCAAATTATTGCCAGCACTTATTGATACATTCGACGCCGATGTGCTTACTTGGCTCACAATCGAAAAGCCGGCGACGTTTCCGGGTGCGCGCCAAGCGATTTGCTGGTTGCGCGCCATCTCGATGGCCGTTGCAAGCGTTGAGCTTCCTGCCGAACCGTCCGTTCCGGTCAGCGCATCAGCAAAAAATACAATCCCCTTGTTCCATGTGCTCGCGTTTTTGCCGATAGCGATGGCCGTGTTACACGGGTTGACTGCCGATCCGCCATAAGAATTGTCTGCCCCGGCAGGAAGCCATATTCCGTAGGTTCCGGTGGTCGCAAAATATGGAGTGGATGTCTCGTTGTTTGCCGACTTGTTTTTGACGGCCACCTCAATTCCGTATCCGTAGGTTCCGGCCTCAAATTGCACGTCCGAATACATTCCGTGGCAGCTTTTGCCAGCCTGCACTCCCTTGGAGAATCCAGACACACCAATCGTGGCCAAAGATCCAGACCGAATGGTTGTGCCGTTTGACGAGTAGCCGACTACGCTCATCATTCCGTAATCGTTGGCCGCGCACAGCACTGCGTCCCTGACGGCCCAGTTGGCGCCTTGGCCTGCGCCATCTCCCGGCGGCGGGTCATTCAAAAACCCGCCTTGGTTGGCAGCGAAGTTGCCGCTAAAGTCGGCGCCCGCGCCCACAAAAAGCCGGTCTTTTATTTTGTGGATAATGCCGTTGGCGGCTTGTGTCAAAGTGACCCCGCCATAAGTGACCGTAATGTCAGGGTAAAACAACATGGGGCGCAAATTGTTCCAGGCCGCAGAAATCGAAGAGAAGTTGATAAACTCCTGAGCCGTCGCCCGCTTGGTAACGCCGGCCTGCTGGATGATAAGTTCGTCCGTCGCGCCGACAGTCGTGGCATCTGCCATTCCACTGGTATCCAAACTTGATACTGTTAATGGGCCGGAACATATAATTTTTCCAGTCCCCTTCGGCGTTAAGGCCAAGTCAACATTAGTCCCCGTTCCGGCCGTTCCGAGCGTGGCGACATTCGTAGTCGCGCCCCGTGCAAATAAATAATTCGTTGCCGCTGAAGTAGGGCTAATGCGAAAATGCTCTCCGGTTCCGTCGTGCGACATCAAACGGACCACACCGGCACCTTTGGAGCTTATTTCTGCGGACACATCAGCCGAGACGCCTTGGGCGTGGATGCCCGCTGGAAGGGTCGATGTGTTGTTACGGACCTGCAAATAGTTGCGATTTGGGACAAGCACTGAGCCTTGCGTTGTCGCCGTTGCATTGACTGTGCTTGCAAACGTAAATGTCGTTGTGTTGACGACCGTAACCGTGTGGTTGCCGTTGAAGGTCGCAGGGACCACGCTGTTGATAAAGACGTTGTCTCCGCTAGTAAGCCCGTGCGCCGCTGTGGTTACAACCGTGGCGGTTGTGCCATTACCAACGACCGAAGATGTGGCAGCGTCTCCTACTGTGCTGTCGCGAAAATCAGCAATAATACGTTCGTAGTTGGCTCCAACAAACGCGCCTCCGCGGTTCTTCAAAACAAGGCCCGATGCTTGGCTAATTCCAGTAGCTTCGCCACGAATAAATGAGCCAACACCGCCAGCAGGATTTACAACCCAATTAAGTTGGTGCTTCATCGCCATCGAGGTGACAATGCCAACATCAGAAGTGTTTCCGAAAGTTGAGCGGTATAGGGCATTGTCCCTATACACTATTCCGACAACAAACTTCTGGAACGGTAACTGCGGGCCAAGAACAGACGCTTGCACCGTGGCTGTGGCGTTGACCGAACTGGCAAACGTAAATGTTGTTGCGTTCACCTTGGTCACGGTTCGGTTGCCGTTAAACCCAGACGGCGAAGCCCCGCTGATTACGGCAACGTCCCCAGTCTCTAAACCATGAGCGAAGGTCGTAATTGCAGTTGCCGTTGTCCCGTTTCCAACAATCGAGGATGTTATTGATGCGCCAGCGGTGCCCCCGCTAACGTCTATTGCCGCACCGCACGGCTGCGTTGGAAATGCCACAGGGGTTCCTGGGGCTGTTGTTCCTTTGCTGTAGCCAATGCCGCTTTGCGCGCCGAGAAACAAACAGTTTACCGCGCTCCCGGCCATACTGTAGGCGTTTGCCGTTGGCAGCGTTGTGCCTGCCATGTTGCCGACTTGGCACTCGATGCCCGTCGTGTAACCGTTGTTATTATAGTGCAGCCCTTCCGCATACAAGCCGCGGCCGACACTATATCCAGGCCACCCGCCGTCATTGACGCAAATTGCCCCGACGCCCATCCACTTGGAGACGCCAATGACGCCCGCCGTCCAAGGCCCAGCGCCGGATCGCGTGGTCGCGGTTCCGGCGGCAGCAAGCGTGGCGTTCAGATAGTAGTAGGTCGCAACATCATCCATCACCCAGCTATCCCCATAGCTGCCGGAGTTGTTTCCCGTGAACGTGGCGGCATCTCCGATAAACACGCGGTCCTTAAATCGCCAAATCTTTGGCGCGGTCGCATCGTCCGCGTGCCAGCCCACAGACGTTTGCTGATGCACGTTGGCGTCAATGCCCTTGGCCAATTCTTCAGCCGTGGCTCGTTTGGCGACACTGGATTGTTGAATAATTAGCTCGTCGGCAGCATTGACGGTCGTGGCATCAGTCATCCCAGCAATGTTCAACTTCGGACCGGTCACTGCTCCGTCGGCGATGCCTGCTGTAGCAACCTGGCCAAATTCTACTGCGGTCCCTGATCTACGAAGGACATGTCCGTCGGTGGCTGCGTTGATCTCGGCAAAATTACCTGCCGTGTTGGCGCTACGCCCCACCACAGACAGACCTGAAGCTGCGCTTTGTTGGAACTTGGAGAATGTGACGGCGTTACTAGCAACTGTCGCCGCAAAGCTGCCTGTGCCAGTCCCCGTCACGTCACCCGTCAGCGTGATCGTCTGGTCGCCCGTGTTAGTTCCACTGCTTGTTCCACTGAAGGTGCCATTCTGTGTCGCCAGCGTTCCCAATCCGAGTGTCGTCCGCTGTGCGGTTGCATCCACATCGTCAATCAGCGCACGGCCTGCGGCGGTGCAAGTGATCTCCTCGACAGCCCCGGCTCCGGCAGTTGAGCGGCCAAGAATGCGGTCAGTGGCGGAAACATTTTGGATTTTTGCGTAGGTGACCGCAGAATTAACGATACCCGCCTCGGCTACTTGGCCGAAATCCAAAGTCGTCCCACTACGACGCAAAACATGACCGTCGGTTGCGGCGGCAATATCAGCCGGATCTCCCGTCGAGTTCGCACTCCGGCCGATCACTGAAAGAGCTACTGAGTTGCGGATCTTTGCGTTGCTGACAGCGTCATTAGCAATGCCGGCCGCGGCCACCTGACCGAAGCCTAGCGTAGTTCCGCTGCGGCGTAACACATGGCCGTCGGTTGCGGCGGCAATATCAGCCGGATCTCCCGTCGAGTTCGCACTCCGACCGATCACTGAAAGAGCTACTGAGTTGCGGATCTTTGCGTCAGTAATTGCGTCGTCGGCAATGCTGGTTGTTCCGGCACTGAATTGGCTCCAGTTACCAGCACTGGTTCCAGATGCGATGTAGACGACGCCCGTGTCTTGCTGGGTGCCAATTTGTCCAACAAAGTCCGGAACACTCGAAGCTCGCGCTGCGTCATTAGTAAAAGTCTTCCCTCCCGGATCTCCTTGGTCGCCTTTATCCCCCTTCGCCCCGGTTGCCCCTGCGGGTCCAGTAGCTCCCGTGGGTCCGGTAGCTCCCGCGGGTCCGGTAGCTCCCGTTGGACCGATCGGGCCAGTCGGCCCTGTGGCACCCGTAGCACCTGTGGCACCCGTAGCACCTGTGGCACCTGTGTCTCCAGTGTCGCCTTTATCCCCCTTGTCACCTTTATCGCCTTTAGGTCCGACGATATTGCCTACGTTGATCCATGCGGTGCCATCCCAAGAGTAGAGGTTGTTGCTGTCGTTGGTAACAATGTAGCTGTCGCCGGCGGTGTTGCCTGATCCGGGCAAGTCAACAATGTCGTCAACTGTTCCAAGGAGAGTGATGCCTGTTCCGGCATCTCCTGTATCGCCCTTATCACCTTTATCACCTTTGTCGCCTTTTGGGCCGGTAGCTCCTGTGGCCCCTGTCGCGCCAGTCGGTCCCGTTGCACCAGTCGGTCCAGTATTTCCGGTGTCGCCTTTTGGGCCTTGAGCTCCAGTAGCTCCCGTATCACCTTTAGGTCCAGTAGCTCCTGTGGCCCCTGTAGGGCCAGTCGGTCCAGTCGGTCCAGTGGGGCCAGTCGGTCCAGCGGGGCCAGTCGGTCCAGGGGGCAAAAAGTTTCCGTTAGCATCCCGCAGAACTAATGTCCCCGGAATGTTGTCGGAGGTTGCGGGAATACTCACAACAAGATCTAAGTGCTAGTCACAGCTTCCCATGCAGTGCCGTTGTAAAAGTTGAGCTTGTTGGTAGTCGTGTTGTAAACCATTAGGCCGGCCGGAGGCGTGCCGATCGCATTACGTTGAGTTGTCGTCAGACGTGGGGGGAGGAATCCTTGCGTAGTGCTGGTGACATCCAACGCGGCTCCGGTATTCGGGTTGGAAGTGCCAATGCCGACGCGCCCGCCCATAAAGACCGCGGCGATTGATTGACTTCCGCCGCCGCCGGTGGCCGCAGATCCGGTCATATCAACCTCCAAACCCAAATAAATTACGCCGCCTCCGCCACCGTCAAATGACTTTATAGTCAATCCTTTGGCGGTAGAAGGCGCATTTTCACTTGAGAAATATAAATAGGATCCGTTGGCCCCATTTACAGCATTGCCGGGTCCGGAATAGTCATCTAAACTTTTTCCAACTTCCAGCCTTTCACGTGCGTTAATGTTTCCGTCCACCTCAACGCTCCCGTCTGTGCTGATGTTCCCCCCTGCAAGTATTGAAGTGGCCGATTCGACACTCGTCGATAGCACTGAATTTGCATTTAAGACACCGACCGCAACGTCACCTTGGGCACTCCGCAATACTAAAGTGTTGGGGGTGTTGCTCGAAGTTGCTGTTGGTAGATTGGCCGCCGTGCCAATTACTCTGTTGACGGTAATTCTGCTCATAATGTTACACGATAACTGTAATTTGTTCGCGCACAACCGCGCTACCCTCCAAAACCACTTCATCGCTGTTATCTAATCTAATTACCACATTGTATTTATTACGCCCAGTCGGCATCCCGAGTGTGATATTGCGAGGTAATGTAAATATAACGCTACCGGCGGTGCTTGACGTAGTCGTAAACGAAGCTACCAAATTGCCGGCATAGTCGCGGATCTGGCTGGCAACGGTTGCTTGGGTTAGATCAAGCGGCTGACCTAGTAAATCGACAAACTGAAACTGGATCGAAAAATCCGAACCTTGGTAGATTTCAAGGTCGTATTGAGCGGCCATGGGATTAACCCTCCATCATTCCGCTACGGATGGCTTCGTCGAAGCCCATCTCCTCGGCTTCGTCGGCCTCTTCGGCTTCGGGAGCTTCGGACGTTGCGACGGGGAGACCGTCGACGGCGATGAGCTCAAGCTCACCTTCACCAAGTTTGAGGGTAGCGAGGGCGTCGAATGTCGAGCCGACTTCCACGCCATCGGGCGGGACCATTCCTTCAGGGATTGCGAATTTCATAATTATTGGTTTCTATTGGAAAGCCACGCGATCATTGGCGCGACAGACTCTAATATAGCAGCATAAGCCGCGGCGACCTCCGGAACTTCGTTGATCGCATCCCACAAATCCTCGGTCGTAAATTGGGTGTCGAAGGCGGACGGGCCGATTTCGCGGGTGTCGGCGTTGTAGGGGGAAAAATGCGCCTCCATTTTGCCTTCATCAACGGCAGGGCTTTCGAGCAACAGCCTCCGGATCCAGAGGTGCGGAAACGTCTTCTCCGGTGCAGCCGGAAAGACGATGGGATTCGGCGAAGGGATGTTCATGCTAAAAATGGAGCACCTCTGGCACCCTGGGAGCCGAAGCCCCCAGAGTGATGTGAGGTGCTACCTTAGTAGCAAGCGACCAAGTCGAGGGCGCGAGCACAGCGTTTGTGGCGAACCACAAAGCCGAGGTCAGGGCGCTCAACCTTCGGGCCGTAAGCGAACAGCGCACGGAAGAAACCGATATTGGAATCCAAATTGCAATTCCGATCCGGGATATTCCGCCAGACGAACTCACCCGCCCAGGAATACTGGGGGTTGTAGGTCATCGGGGCGCGGGTCTTCGGCTTCGGAATGAGGACCTTCAACACGTCGGCGTGATAAATCACGGTGTCGGTGTATTCGGCATTCCGGTAAGCATCAGACACTTCCCACTTGTCACCCTTCGTCGTCGGGGTCGACGCGAACGGCTCACGACGAACCCACGCACCACCGACGAAGTCGTAGCGGGGCGGGAACTCGATCGTGAAGAAGCGGTAGCCGCGATACACGCCGGAGAGACCGGGCGCTCCGAGCATCGGGGACTGAGTCTCCGAACCCTCGAAAGCGTAACGGAAATCGTCACGAGTGTTGGCGTCTTGGCGCTTCAGATCATGGAACGTGAAACGCTCGCCGACTGCCGCGTAGATGGGGGTCATCTCGTCGACACGGGCGAACGGGTTGATGCCGCCTCCGGCATAGCCCAGGTTTTCGTAGATATGCTCTAGGATTCCCCAGGTAAGTTTGGAAGTGGCGGGCGTGACAGGGAAGGACGAGCTACCGGACGGCATGTTCGGGGCCGCAACCATTTTGGTTCCGCAAGCCGCGATATACTCGTCCTGATAAGCGTTGGTCCAAACCCATTTCGTGTTCTCAGAAAGAACGCGAACGATGTTTTTGACCTGATCTTCGACCTGCCAAGCGAACTGAAGGTCGTCCAGACAGATGTCGGGCGAGTTCAGAGCCGCCTTTTTGAGGCTAGTCGAACGCAGGGTGATGCCGAAATTGTCGATCGACTGACCGGCGATTTGGCACTGACCGCCAGCTTCACCATCCGAGGACTCCCACGAAGTGAAAGAAACCGGGCTGGACGAGAGCGTGCGCTCATAGATTGGATACTGATATTCTGTCCCCTGACCGTCCATCCACTGTTCGCGGGGAAGGTATTTGAGGTAGAAATCACTGTTCATGATGTTCTTCGACACGTTGTTCCGGATGAGACCGGCGTGCTCGACGAACAATGCTTCGATGTTATTGCAAGCCATAGTGCTTGTATTCTCCTTATTTATGCGGTTATTACCTCGCCTTAGTCGGAGACCGCACATGCGGAGCCGGACGGGGTGATGACCACGTTGTTTGCTCCCGCCGCGGAACAGGCTTACACGCGAACTTAACTGTTTGATTTCTACCGGATGATTGCCGCTACCCGTAAACGTGAGACTAAGATACGGTAGTCTAAGGGGTTGTCAAATTACGCACTTAATATAAATGCAGAGGCGGCTCCCCGAAGGAAACCGCCTCGCGTCTAGTCGTCGAAACGAACTAGAGGGAATTATCCCGCCAACCCCGATTTGATGGCGCTGAAGAAATCCTCATGCTCCACCTTCTCGGCTGTGCCCGAACCAATCGCCGGATCGGCCGCTCCCCCACCCGCGCCGGGTTTAGCCGACTGGTATTTGGAGAGCGTCTTGCTCAGTTCCGTCGTCTTGGCGTAGAGGTTCTGCACCAGACCGAAGAGGAACGGAGCCGAGGCCGCACGCAAGGCCAATTCGGCCCGCGCTTGGTCGTTTTCGGCGACCAGATTCCAATCCAGCCCCGTGGCGAACCGCTCGACTTCGGCGATCTGGTTGTTCCAAGCATCGTCCCCGTCGCGCCGCTTGAAGAGCGGAGCCTTCTCGGTGACATCGCCCCAGACCTTCTCCAGGGTATTGCGGTAAGACTTGGACCGCTGTTCGACGAACACCTTCTGCTGTTCCTCGTGGTGTTGCTGAATCTTTTCCAGAGCCAGCTTCGCATTGTTGCGGACCTTGTTGGCGATGCCCTCGACCTTCTGCCATTCTTCGGCCATGCCATAGAAGCGGAGACGATCGCGGTCGTTCATGCCACTGGCCATCTCGACGAGTAGCTCGGTCTGCTTCTCCGAGTCAGCCTCGGCAAAGGCGACACGGGCATCCGCCTCGCGGAATTCATACTTCTTGGCAAAGGCTTCAAGCTGTGCGTTGATCCGCTCCCGAGGAACGGCCACCGCATCCTTGAACTCCTTGGTCGCCTCGACACGGGCAATCTGAAGCTCGCGCTCGTAGGCATCTACCGTTTCACGAAGCTGCTTCACTTCGTCAGGAGCAACGTCAGTCGAGCGTTTCTCAAGTTCGGAAACCTTCGCTTCGAGTTCCTCGCGGCGACGGCGCTCCTCTTTGAGAGCCTTGCGCTGCTCGGCCCAAGCGTTCTTCGCCTTGTCGGTCGCCGCGATGTCCGCGGGCGGTTCCTCGTCGGGATCGGACTTGGGTTCAGCCTTTTTCGGTCCGCCCAGGAGTTCAGCCAAAGCGTCGGCATCGGCTGTGGCCGGGGCTTCTTCCTTGGTCGGTTCCGCGACGGGTTCCGCTTTGGGTGCTTCGGTTTTGGTCTCGGGAGCCTTGGGGGCTTCCGCCTTGGGTGCCTCGGGCGTGGGAGCGGTAGGCTCTTTGCCGATCGAGTTGAAGGCTTCCGACAGCGAACGAGCCGCGTCGAAAGTCATAGTGCCACCGGCCTCGGATAGCTCCGGGGTCGTGCTTGGTTGGTTCTCTGCCGCCGGTGCAGATTCGTTACGCGGCGTGGTTTGCTCTGACATAAAGGATTACTCGTCGACCAAGTTCGGCATCAGATCTTTGGTGGACGGGACGACCTTGATCGGGGTCGCAAGGGCTTCGAGGGAACGCAGCGCGTGGAAGAACCCCTCGCGGCGGGCGTTTTGCAGGGCGTTAAAAATTAGAAAGTCGACATCACTCGGCACCGGCATTTCGGCCGGCTCTCCGAGATCGCGGAGCACTTCGAGAGCGGCGACCATCGAGGGATGGCGCATCGCTTCGGCGAGTCCGGTTTGGAGGAGTTCGTTCCTCCGGAATGAGTTCAGATTGTGTTTCATAAAATGGTTGCGGGGTTATTACGCCTTACTCGGAGAAATCCGCAGATAGCACCGAGCCAGCGAAAGATTGCGCTTCTTGAGCCAGACCCCGTCGCCCGTCTCCGAATCGCGGGTGCCGCGGCCGTTGGTATTGCCCTCGACGCACTCGACGATCTTGGAGGTCGCACCGACCACGATGCCGGTGTGGCTGAAATCAAATACAATGATGTCACCCGCCTTTGGCTTGGTCTTCTCCGGCAGGACCGTGACCGTGTTCGGACGCTTCCGCGCCCAATCGATCAGCCCGAACGCCAAGGCCGTCTTCGGCCTCCACCCATCCGGAGTGCGGTGCTTCAAGCCGAGCCACTTCTTCGCTTCAGGATACGCGAGCCACTGCTGCACGCACCAATCGACCAGAGCGGCGCACCAAGGCCAGGCACCAGGCTTCAAGTTTGTTGCGGCTTGGTAAACACGGATCTTGGCTCCGCGGTTGTTGCCGCCGACTTCACGGACGCCGACTTGGGACATCGCCACATCTGCCAGTTTTTCGATCATTAAAATTCCACCTTCCCCTTGATCCCCACGTAAGGCTTTTTCCCTGGCTTGATCTCCGGCCTTAACGACCCGAGCAACCGCAGCCAGAACGGCCTTTTGTCTTCTTTTTTCGGCTTTTGCCGGAACACTGCTTCATGGATCTGGTGATCGGTCACTTTTCCACTGCAATGGCGCGGCGCACTTCGGTGTAGGTCACCGGGCCGGGGATGCCGTCTTGGTCGGTATTGACCAAAGCCTGAATCCGTTTGATACCCGGAGTTTGGGCCGCGTTCGTGGCGTAATTCACCGCCGCCAAGATCGCGGCCACGATAAAACCCGCCACCGCCGCTTGGTCGATCTGGCCGGCGAGTCCAGCATCGAATGCCGCCACTTTCGCCACCAAGGTTGCGACAAAGCCCGCGATGATCGGGGTGAGAAGGCTTCCGGACTTGGAGACCAGAAACCGCAGGACGCTGAGTTTGAGCTTTTCCATAGTGTTATTTCTCGTCGAGACGCATCCGCTGGACCGCCGACTCGACGGTGAAACGGATCAAGGATTCGGTAAAAGTGACCCCCTGTTTGAGTGCCGCGCCTTTGAGTGCGGAGACCGCCTCTTCACGTTTCTCGGCCCCCGACTTGTCGGTCGTGGCCAGCGAACGCACGATTTCCAGAGCGATCGGGAGCAAAATCCCGGTGCCTGTGATGGCCAGTTGCCGGAGCAGCGGCCCGTAGAAGTTCCAGATCGAGTTGGTGATCCCGAGGACTTTGGCGAGGAAGGCTTTCATAGTTATGTGGTTATTACTATCGGTTCAAAATCGCGGCCCGCAACCCGTCCATAAGGAAAGCCGAGAGCGCCCCGATCGCGGCAGCGATCCCGTAGATCGTCGACTTGGTATTCTCCAAGTGCTTGAGTCGATCGTCATGTTTTTCGAACGATCTCCGGAAGGACTCCTGGTGCTCCAAGATCAGGTCGACCTTGGTCTCCAACCGCGCCAGTCTTTCACCATCGAAGCTCATCGACAGCGATTCTTCCTTCCGTCGGCGAGAACCATCGGGGGCCAACATGTTGAGCGGGTCGGAGACATTCATTGTTAATATGCTGCCGGATTAAGACTCCTGCAACTTGGGCTCTTCGGCTGCGGTGAGTTGTTTCTCAATGCTCATCGCCACCGGCAAAATGCCCGCGGCAGCGTTCAAGCCGCCCGCCTTGGTCGCAATGTCGAGACACTGCATGACGATCTTGGCTTCGGCCTCGGTGAGCGTGACGGTCTTATTCATTGCTCGTCTCCTCCTGCTGGCTGGCCAAGTAGGCTTGTGTCGCGGGAATCGCGGCGAGGACGGCCTCAAACGCGGCGGCGAGTTCAGGAACTACTGCCATGATTTCTGGATTAAGCGGAGCCGTCATCTTTTGGACGAGGCTTCCGTTCGCCAGTTCGCCGTCTGCGGTTGCGGGGAGCAACTCGACGGTGATGCTGCCGGAATCAGCGGTCGGCTGGATGGCGGACAACGTGTAAACGTGGAGGCGGTCGTAGACCTTGGCGGCTACGGCGGGGACTTCGATGGGTGTTGGGTTGGTTAGCATAAGATTAGGTTGCGATCAGCCCCAAGGTGCGGAGGCGGGCGAGCAGATCGTTGAGGCGGTCTTGCGTGCTGGCAGCGTCCGTTGCATCGGCCACGGCGGTCGGCTGCACGGCGGGTGTCGCGTTGAAGAAGCCGATCTTCTGCGTGGTGCTGGTGCCGATCTTGGTGCCAGTGGTGGTGTCGGTGACGATGTTGCGGGTAGATGCCGTGAGGTCACCGTTCAGCGTCAAGCCAGCGCACTCCAACGGCGCAAACGCCGAATCATCCGCGAGCCTAACTTGCAAGGCAGTCGAGGAGCGTTTGAGAGCGGGGAACGCGCTGGTTGTGCCGCCGAACATGACGCGGCCAGACTCGACGCGCAAAACATCGCTGTTCATGGTCACAACTGATGATGTGACTAATATCCTTCCAGTGCCATGCGCGATTGACGTTTGCGAACCAGCCACGCTGACGCAAATGCCGTGAGAAGACAATAGTCCTGTTGAGGAGCCGATGTTAACCTCGCCGTTCGCCGCAATAGAAAATCTGCGGTTGCCGTCAACGCTTAACTCCAAGTTCCTCGCCGTGCCAGTGCCGCCTTTTTCTGTGCCGAACTGAAATACGTTGGAAGACCAACGCATGAATCCTCGCTCATGGTTTGTCCCCGGTGACACCCAAGTATTGTAGATGTTGTAAGTCTGCGGATTTGTCGTTGCAAATTGCGTATTTCTTTGTCCAAAGGTATCTGCGGCATCACGGATAAGTCTCGGCGATCCAGAAAATCCCATCGCCTTGTCATCAGCCAAAGTAAGAAATCCAGCTTGGGCAATGCTGCCGCCCCACGAAAATGTGTTACAACTGCAAGAGCCATCATCGCGCACGGCAAAGATGGTCGGGGGATTGACGCCAGTGCCTACGCGAATGGTGAAAATGTCAGTGGTTTGTGCTGCTGTTGGTCGCGTGATGCGTATCGCGTGTGCTCCCGCGCCGATTGTATTTCCCGAACTTGGAGCTTTAGGAAGAACCTCAAAGATCGGATTGTCTCCAGCCAATACGCGAAATGCCGTGCTTTCGTTGCTGCTGAAGGTGTCGGTAATGTTTATTGTCGAAGCGTGGAGCGGAAGCGTTCCTGTCAGCGTTGCGGAGGATCGGTTTTGATTGGCGCTAATCGTGTAGGTTCCCGTGCCGCCTGTGCCTGTGCCAAGTGCCGTGATGCGCGTTCCGTAGGTGATTGTTCCGCTGCTGGTCAGCGTCATGCCAACGGCAAGGGTTCCAGAGGTGACGGCGGTAACGGTCAGCGTTGTTCCACTGATTGACCCCGTGACAACGGCTTGTGTGGCGTTGAATGTCTGCGTTGCGTCAATCAGCGGAGCCGATGCCGTGACCGTGCCGCCTGTGAGGGTCAGAGCGGAGCCGCTTGTCGGGGCGGCGGAAAGGGTGGTGAAGGCTCCGGTGGATGGCGTGGTGCTTCCAATCGCCGCTGGGGCCGCAAAATTCACTCTCGCGTTATCGAGCGTGCCGCTGGTTACTTTGTCTGCGCCGTGGGAATCAACGGGGACGATGGCCCAAAAACTACCGCCATCTTGCCATCTAAAAGTAAACGAGCGACCTTCGTTATCTTTCGTTCCAAGGTCTGCAAGCGTTGATCCTCCTGCGCTTGTCTTTACAAGAATGCGACCGTTGGCAATGTTTCCAGAGCGAATCAATTGAAACGAATCTGCATCTTGGTTGCCCGTGGTTGGCAGGAGGACTTCGGTGTCGGTGCTTAGTGTTGTCGAAATCGTTATGCGGCGGGCGCGACCAGTTGCCAGTGTTGTGGGTGACGCCGAAATTGTTTCTTGAAAGACTGACCATTGAGATATGGCCCCAATATCACTGGGAGCCAGCGCATCCGTTCCGCCAGTAAAATGCGTGCTCGCATGAGTCGCCGCAGCAGCACCAACGTCCGCCGCACCCAAAACAACATTTCCCGTCTGATTATTGACGCTATTGACCGGATAATCCCCGGCATATTCCCAGTCGGTCGAAAGTCCGGCATTGTTGCGTCGAATATAAATGCCTGCCACGCGACGGTTGACCAGCCAGACGCCGGTAGAATCGCGGACTAAAAAAGCAGCCCCGACGGCAGGGTCGCCGATCGTGACGGGAAGATCGGCAAAGGTGGCGACTTCACCCTCGAAGACGACGGCACCGCCACCCGATCCAACGAGATCGAGGTTGCCGGTAAAAGGGTTGAAGCTCCAACTAGCCATCTTAGCTCTTCAAGACGCGAGTGAGGTTGGTGCCGGTGTAGGAAAAGTTCCGCGTCTCAACGACTTGACCGTTCAACTTATAGACGACCTGAGTCAGATTGGTGCCGGCATAGGTAAGCTCGATGTCGTCCCAAGTCGGGTTGGTGCCGTAGAGGACCGAATTGATCTTCTGAAGCGACCTCTCGGTATAATCCTCGCGCAAGGGCGCATCTCCTTCTGGATAATAAGCTGGCATGTTATTTTATACTCCTATTCACACTACGGGGCAACACGGCGAGGTTCGACATATGGTTACTCATCCCGCGTTTGTGGTGGACATCCTTACCGTCGCCTTTGGAGACGTGGCCCGCTTTCATCATTTTGTTTCTCGCGGCGTTGCGTTGAGCGCGGCGCTTCTTCTGAATCGGAGAGGCATGGTAGCTCTCGTATTCTTTTTTATAGTCCCTCATGGCATCATCGGTTGTGCAGCCGGGGTGATCTCGGCGGCGGTTTTGGCATCTTTGAGGGCAAGCTCCTGCATGACCTTGGCCTGCTTCATTTGCATGTCGGCTTGGTGCTTCTCGATCTGCATCTCCAACTTGGCCCGACGTTCGGCGAGGTCGGCTTGCGCCTTCGGCGAAAGCATCTGGGCTTCGGCCAACTGCTGCTCCATCTGGGCGATGCGGGCTTGCTCGGCTTCGATCGCACGGGCTTGCTCGGCCTCTTGGGCTTTGGCCTGCTGCTCGGCGGCGGCTTGAAGCTCGTCGCCCAAACGCTGTCCCGAGGCATTGAGTTGCTGGAACCGCTGCCGCATGAGCGCGATCTGGTCCTGACGAGCCACATCCGGAGCAAGCAACTGCAAGTGCTCGCCCAAGTGCGGCAACATTGTCTGATAAGCACGGAGCGCGTTCTGCGGCTCGGCCTGACCCTGAGACACCGCTTGGTCGAGTCCATCGAGTGCGGTGAGGTGACGCGAAGCGTGGATGAAATGGTTCTCGCCCGAAGACACCGGCAATCCGGTGCCACTCGACATTGTGGCGTTTTCGAGGAGCGCGATCTTGTCGTCGATCGGTGTGCGAAGCGTCGTAGACGGCGACGGGAGATAGCGGTCGACCACTTCCTGACCGAAACGAGCGGCAATGCGATCGCGCAAAAGATTGATCCGGCCGGCTTCATCGAGCGACCCAAAGATCTGCATGGTCTCGTCGATCGCCGCACTCCGCATCCCAGGGCTTCCGTAGCCGATGGCACGGACGGGCTCGACCGTATTGAAACGGTGGATTGCCTCTTCTGGAACCCCACGCGCCATACAACGACGCTTGAACTCGATCGCCTCGCGACCGCCGGGTTCGTTAGCGGCATAATCACGAGCGACCAAACGGCGGTAGGCTTCGCGAAGAAGACGTTTCCAAGGGTGATAAAAAAGATTGATCGCCGCCGCACCGAGCACCGCTTCCTGCTGGAGTTGAGCGCGAACCTCGTAAGCCGTCCGCGACTGACCATCCGGGGTGACCGCCCGCGACTGGTAGCCGACGGTGCGGTTCTGCATATTCATCGTGAGGTCGTTGAGGACCGGAATGAGGTTCTGATTGTAATTAGGGATCGCCTTGTCGACGATCTTCAGCCCTGGAGGGAACAGCGCGTAAGGGCCGTAATACGAAAGCGTCAGGTCTTCAAGGGCACGGGAGCCGTTGTCGCCGGGCTGGACGATCAAAGCTGAAGATAGCAAAGCGCCATCGACCATGCCGCAGCGGAGTCGATTCAAAAGCTGAATGTGTGGATACACCTTGTATCCAAGCCCGCGGATGCCGTGATACGTGCCGTTGCCGACACCGTAGCAGAAGGTAACAAAGCAATTCGTCGGGGCGTCAAAGCGGTTTGGCTTCTTGAAAAGGAAATCCTCTTCCTTGGCGTTCTCGTCCGAACCGATCGGATCTTTGAGGAAGATCAAGTGGCTGACTTTCTTGTCGAACTCGCGCACCCACATGTGGACGACATGGACCTTCTTCCCGCGGCTGTTGCCGTAGAGAAGATCGTTGTTCTTGAGTTCGACTTCGAGCTTCTCCCACTCGCCGGCCTCTTGATACGTGGACTCGCGGCAGGCACGGATGAGTGCCTCTTTGACCATCTTCACATTCCACCCGAGATCCTTCGCCACCGCTGGGTCTTCGATGAACTTGTAAAGCTGGTGGGCTTGGTATTCGCGGTCGACCGTAGCGACCTCGATCTCCCACTCGGAGGCGCGTGTTCCACGCGGAATGCGGAACTCGGACAACCCCGCCACACGCCAGCGCCAGTCAACTTCGTCTTCGAAATAACAGACCCCGACGCCGTGCGAGACGAACTGGTCGGCAAGCATCTGGTGGTTGAATTCAAACTCCTGCCACTCTTTGAGCGTGCGGTGAAATTCTTCGGCCAAGACCCGCTCCCACTCGACGCGCTGCTCGGGAGAGCCGTAGTCGATCGTGATCCGCGCCATGACATCGACCGAGGAGGTGAGGTCGTAGTATCCGGAAAGGGCTTGCTCCTTGAGTGAAGCGGCTTCGCCGAAGTCGAGGTTGGTTCGTTCCCCCTGCCCCATTTCAATGAGATCCTGCTGATTGAAGGGAGCCGCGCCATTGAACATGGCGTCGACCAAGGCGCGGTTCTTGGACGAGCCCTGATCGGAGTCCTTGATCGCTTTGTAGATCGAGCGGGCCGAATTGACGTTGTCGACGCGCATCTTCGGAGCCTTTCCGTTTTCGTCGAGGCCGAGGATTTCGAGAGGAGCTAGTTCGGAATTTGTCATTTTTGCAGGGCTTCTATGAGCGAGCCGTCTTTACAGCCGTGGACGACAGCGGCATCGGCCGGCACGGGTCCGTAGACCGAGAGGTCATCGATCGGGTCGCAGTAGATCTCGCCCTTCGGTCCGATCTCGTAGTTCTTCGTCCGCCAGTTGTTGTGGATGAGCTTGGAGACCGCCGTGTTCGGACGCATCTCATGGCGGAGATACACGTCGAAGGGTTCGACATTCGGGCCATCATCGAGACGGACATAGCTCCAGAGGAGCGAGCGGGCATGGAAGTCGGCCGGATAAACGCACGTCCCAATGACGTGCTCGCCGTCGACTTTGACGAACTCACGGGTCTTGCGGTCCAGCATCCGGGTCGGCTGGACGGCTCCCAGAAAGGGCTTTTGCGCTTGGTTGTATTCGGTCTCAATCGCATCGAGCCAATCCTCGCGGATCGGCGTGTTGTCGGCCTCGAACCAATACCAAGCGTCCTTATTCCCGCTGTGCTGGAGATGACGCACCGTCCGCGCCCACAGATGGTTGGCCGACTGGGGCCAGCCGAGTTCACACTCGGAATCAGGCACAAAGAGGTCGGCCGAGGCGAAGAGCGGGGCCAATTTCTCTTTCAGAGCCGCCGCCTCGTCCTTGGTCTGGAGGGTGCCGACGACCAAGAGCTTGTGGCGCGACAAGCCGCCCAATAGCTCCAGATGGCCAGCCAGAGCGGTGGCGAGCTTCAGGTCGGCTTGAGAGACAGGAAGGACGAGGAGCATTATGGAGTTATTACTTTAGCACACTGTCGAGAAGTTCCCAATTATCCGGCTGACGATGAAGCCGCGGCGTGTAGCTAATTTTCTTCCGGTCGGCGATCTCGTCAAATCGCCAAAGAACAAACTTGTCCGCCTCCGGAATCCACGCGGCAAGAACGGCAAAGTCGCCGCTTGTGTATACTGCCTTATCGAGCCCGCGGGACAAAGATACGCCGTAGCGGTCTTTATCCCGCTCGTAAGTGGCGGTCTTCACTTGCACCGTGATCGGATTGTGGGGCGGCTTGAAAAGAATGACATCCGCCATTTGAGCGTGGCCAAAAGGCACATAGATACCCCACCCTCTCCGCCCCGCTTCAGCGCAGAAAAGAATCTCGGAGTGAGTGCCCTTTTGACAGGAATTCATCAAAACGCAGAAACTAGCGGGGCCACCTTACCGAAGATTTCAAAAGTCGAGTTGCGCCGGACCAGATGCGGGACCCGGAGCACATTCTGCCGGTCGACCTCTTGGGCGGCTTCTTCCTCGGAGTGGTAGCGGTCGGTGCGGTAAAGATGACGTGTGGCAAGCCGGTGGCTCTTGAAGGTGACCCGCTCACCACTACGACGGGAGATCACCTGCCAGCCGCCCGGAGGAAGCGCGTTACGATCGACATCCGGCGGGGGTTCAAAAGGCGGGATGTTAAGGTGGGATATCCCACCGTCATAACAATAGAAACCCTCTTTGCGCGGGTAGAGACAGTCTGGCGTCCAAAGACAGGTCTCTTGGATAAAAGGCACCCCAAGGCCAATCGCCAACGCCATCGGGCTCGACTGGTTGCCGATGAAGAGATCCGCGCCCGCGATCAGTTTGGCGAGTTCGAGGTAGTTCTGGGTGATCGCATACTCGGCATGGACCTTGGTGACTCGACGCAACTCCTCGACCTCGTGCGGCATCCCAACGAAAAGCATCTTCGTGCCGAGGGATTCACCGACCAGATCCCAGCGAAAATACGGATTGTGGTAGCGCGGGCTGCGGTGACACACCACACGCCCCGAAGCCCGCGCCGAGGGGGAAACTTTTAACCACGGTTCCGGTGATGCGTTGGCATTGACCCAATCGCTTTGCAGTTCCATGAGGCTGACCCCGTAAATCAACCCACCGTTACGGAACGTGGAGAAGTTGACGAAATACTCGTTGGCCGGCGCGTCTCCGTGAATGACCTCGCCGACATAGTCTTGGGCTTCAAGGAGTGGACGCAACACCGCCGCCCGCTCGGGCGTCATCTTCGCGGTCCAAGGCCGCGAGTTGAGATAAAGATCCCCGACGCCCAACTCTCGGATGGACGGAAGGGCGTAAAGGACATCGCCCAGATCTCCAGAATGAAAATAATTCACGACCAATCGCGAGGTTCGTCCGGCTCCATAAAATCCTTCTCGTCCTCCTGAAAGAGCGTGTCCTCCTTCGAGAGCACCTCGGTCACCGCATCGACCGCCTGCAACCAATCCGGTGCGGTCAGCGAAATCATCCGCAACGGTGGTGCATTCTTGCGCAACTCCTCAACTGTGACGCGATACGACATTGTGCGGTTATTATACCGCGGGATGGTGTTACAACCAAACGCGGCGCTGATTGGTCGGCGTGACCGCGTAAGTCGGTGCCGGATCGGGCCGGTCGTCGAGGACGCGGAGGTTGACATGCCAGCCGTCGAGCAGCGCGAAGATGGCGTTGCCCTCTTCGTCAAGCTCATCTGTCTCGGCGGTGAGGATGCCAACCGGATCAAGCGCATAGTCTTTGCCGCCAGTCTTCCAGCCGGCCTCGGCATCATAGTAATCGGCCAGCGCGGTCTGGGCCGTGGCCTCGTCGGGGAATTTGTGGAGGTAATCCGTCATGGCTTTAGGTTGTTAGCTGTTCCAGCAGCGTGTTGGAGAGGCGACGTGGGTAGTAGGCGATTTTGCGGATAAACCCATTAAGCGCCGTGACGCCCGATCCGCCCATAATCATCCGCGTCAATCCTGTCGGATATTCGCCGTTAGCCGATTGAGCGGCTGTCTCCCCGTCCCTTGAAGCGAAAACGCCTGCGGAAGACACGGAACCAGCTACTTTATAGATAGTATTGGCTACAAGATTTGGGTTTGATGTGGGAGCCGTTGCTTTGTTGACTCCGCTGATATTTGTGAAGAAATATGCTCCAGCTCCAGCGGATGCCGCTGCAATTATTTGAATGGAGCTTGATGCCCCGTCGTCAATTTGCACAACCCTCGGACCAGACAAATCCACGCCAGAGAGAAACTCCGCAAACAGCGTCCCTTCCGCTTGATTATAGAACGAAGACACCGGCGTGACGATGGCCGAGTCCGCTGCGCGGGTCGCGGCAGCGGTTGTCGTCGGTATGTAACTTGTGGCAAAGGCACCTTGCTCAAGCTGCGGGGCGGCTATGCGGAGGGTGATGTCGATGGTGGTGACCGTGTTTTGCGGGCTAAAGCGAACAAGCGGGCGATAAAAAGCGGTTGATGCTTCGGTCAGCGTTCTTGTGCCAACATATCTGGTGAGGGTGGTTGTGGGCGTGAAGCTCGTTATTACGCCAGACGCTAACGCAGTGCCGCCCGAATTGACCTCAATATGTCCGATGCCGACACTCGTAACGTTGGTGAGCGTTCCACCAACCAGAGCAACCGAAGCCGATGTTGTCCACGTCTGATTTTGCAACGCGGCCACTTGCGTGGAACCTTCAAAACTCACAGAGTTGGCGTTGGTATTGGCGGGTGTTCCTGTAAATCGGATGTCCACATAGCTAAGTCCGCCGACAGTTCCAGTTGCCACGACCTCGCGGGTCATGCCTGCCGAGTTCACTGTTAGCCAATTCATCGGCAGCGTTCCAGGCGCTCCAACCACGGCCCCACCAGCCTGCGAGTTGCGGATACTGTTGGTGCGCTGCTCCTCAATCAAAAGCCCAAGCGAACTGCCGCCGGAATGGTCGAAACGCGGCGTGTCGTTTCCGGCGGTTTGCAGGGTGCCGTTGGCGTCGAAGTAGGTGGCGTTGGATGCCCTTGTAAAATTAATCGCCGGCCCGATTCCGTGATTAAGCGTCTTTAGCTGTGCGAAATTGCGGTAGAAGGTCAGCGGGTTATAGGAAGGCACCGCGCCCCGGTAGGCACCGAGGACGGTCTGACTGCCTTTCTTGAGACTGGCCTGCGTGAGGGCGGGCATTAGACGATGACGTAGAGGGTCGAACTGTCCGGAGTAAGCGCGTCGTATTCCGCTTGGCTCAAGGTCACGACATTGGTGATCGAACCGTCGGAGGAAGAAAGCAGCGGCTTTTTGGTGCCACTGTCTCCGTCGACAATCTTCATGGTGCTATCGGAATCGTAAACCAAGGAAGCGTCTCCAAAAGGCGGGCGCGGCACGTTCTGGCCGGGAGTGAGGCGGTTAAAAGGGATTTGATCTTTCATAAGTAATGCGGTTAGGGGGTTAAGATAACGCATTATGCGCTGGTCAACAAATAGCCTGACCGCCGAGGACTGAACTTCGAGGTCATGGTTTTCTTCCAACTCGTCATCCCGCCACGCTTGCCGCTGCCACCTTCCTGCGGAGGACGCAGCCCGAACCGCTCGCGGACGACATCGAGCATGACGAAGGCGGCATCCGCCACGTCGGGCGATCGGCCGATCCTGGCCTTCATATCGGTCTTGCTCTCAACGACGACCTTCATCGATCCGGACTTCCGCGTGTCGTAGTTCCGGCTGGTCATCTCGCGGGCCAAGTCCGGCCCAATCCCCCGCAACTGACCATTCTGCAAAAACTCCTTCGCGCCGAACCACAACTCAGTGACGCGGTTGACGTATTTGTCCTGGGCCGCGGTCGCATCGTAAGCGGAGAGTGATCGCCCCGAAGGAGCACCGCCGAAGTGGACCCGGAGGAACTCATTCGATCCGCAGACCGTAGCCATCGCATCGCAGAACGGCACGCCACCGCCCGTCACGTCCACGCCGATGTTGCGCCACGGCACCCCAGCTTTGACCACGATGTCTTTGATTTTCTTGGCGATCTGGAAGGTGCGCGGCTCGGGGTTGCTGGCCTCTTCGTCGAGGTAGTGGAACTCGTCGAAGGAAACCTGATCGACCCCATCTTTGTTCTGGCCAAACGATCCCAAATAAATGACACACCTATCCCCGCCGCTCACAAAGGAGGGGTCGATGCCGACAATACGTTCGACACGGCCCCTCCAGATTGGCTTCTGATCGGCTTGGAAGCGGATGATCTCGGCCTCGGAGTAGATGGCTTTCGATACCGCCTGCGGTGGCCAAAAACCTCTGTAGTCTCTCCAAAAGATCGGGTTGTCCTCACCGAGTCGCTCACGGGCCTCGTCGATCTTCTCCCACTTCTGGATCGGCCACTTGTTCTCGCCGGCCAAGTAGTTCGGATTCTTGAGGGCATCGAGGTGCAGACAGACCCCGCCGATCTTCGTCTCCCACCTTTCGTCATTGACCGAAATACTCCCCCACCCATTCGTCGGCTCAACGAAGCGGCCGAAAGGATCGTAGTAAGAGACAGGGTTCGCCGCCGCGCAGATGTGAAGCTCGGGGTTGTTGGAAAGGTTCGAAAGGGCGGTATCGAGGAAGGCATGGCCAAGCTCACTCAACTCGTCCGCCGCCACGATGACGCGGTGAGCTTTCATGCCTCTCATTTTGCCCGTCACCTCCGAGGTCTTCTTCGCCTCGGCCGGAATGAGATACACACCAGCCTGTTCAAGACGCTCTCCATTCTTGATGGCATAGATCGCCGGGGTCGGCGTGTCGGCCAGCTTACCCGGAGCCACCGCCTTGATGCAGGGCCAGTAGCGTTGAATCGCACCCCAAACGCGCTTCTTCGCATCGCGAATACTCGTGCTCGTGACGAGTGAGAGGGTGTGGAACGGCGCGGACAACCAGTTGAGTAATGCCCAAACCGCCATGAATTCCGACTTACCGCTCGAACCACAACCCGCGAAACCGACGAACTTGTTGTGGCAACATTCGAACAACATGTCTTCCGCCCACGGGTGCCAGACAAAATTCTCCGATTTCTTGTGGAAGAACATCTGGGCGGCGTTTTTGAAGTGCTGCTCCTTCGAAAGAACCTCCATCCCCGCGGTGTCCATCCCACGGAAACAAAACAACTCAATCGCCCAGTCGGCAGTGTGTTGAGGCCACCAAGCGCCGTAGCGTTGGAACGAACCGGCCGGCGGTTGAATGCCGGATTTCACTAAAATCAAAGACATCGAATTAAAAAGCTGGGTAGAATTGGGTCGACACCTAATTTGATAGCTGACATCTCCCTAACCATCAGAGATTTACGCATTTTAGCACACCGCTTCGAATCCCGTGCGCGCTGCATATTTTCAGATTGTCCATTTCTCTGTAGGACAGCGGTTTACGAAGGATCTTTTGTTTATTTTTATATGCGGATATGTCGATTTTTGAACGTTTCGACCCAATTCTGGTCATAATCCACATGGACAATTTGAAGGTTCTTGAATCGAAAAAAGGCACAGAAGTTCGGCTGGGAGATTCAGTCGTTAAGATAAACGCAATATCCACCGGGCGCTACCCAGCCTACCGCTTGACGTGGCATGTCGGAGACAAACGCTTCCGGGTCACCCGTGCCAAAAAGGAAGAAGCGATCGAATTGGCCAAGCAGAAGGTCCGGCACCTCTCCCGCGCCGAGGGAGAACACACCAAGGTCGATGCGGCCCGTTTGGTCTACTTATTGGAGTGCGAGAAAAGCGTGGCCCCCCACCAGCTTCACAAGGCGTGTGAGTTCTTCCGCAAGTTCCACGTTTTGAGTTCGAAGGGGAAGAACTTTGGCGAGATCTGCAATGAGTTGGTCGCCGACATCAAGATAAAGAAGCTCTCGAAAGACCACGAGCAGACGGTCAATTCCCAAGTGAGAACCTTGAAGTCGTGGTTCCCGAAAGAGACGATGCAGCAGATCACTCCACAAAGCCTAGAGCGTCGGCTGCGGGAATCTCATTTCGCGCCCTACACGCAACACAAGTTTCTGAGCTTTTACCGGACGATCGAGAACTTCGCCAAAAAACGGCGCTACCTCGCCGATGACCACCAGACGATCGCCGACCAAGTCACGCTCATGGCGATACCGGAAGGTAACTACCCTGTATTCACGCCGGAGCAGTTGATGAGGTTCCTCATCGTAGTGAAACCCAAGGAATTAGCCTATGTCGCGACAATGGCGTTCGGCGGGGCAAGACGCAACGAATGCACTCAGATGACCAAAGCGCACTTCAACTTTGAGGAGAAGACCGCGCACGTTGACCGGGTGATCGCCAAAAAGACTCTGCCGCGGCACATCTTCACCCCTGATTGTCTCTTCGAATGGCTCAACCTCGCGACCTTCCCTGATTACGGCCCGATAATGACCGAGCGCAAAGTCGGAAACATTTCCCGTGACGTAGCCAAGCTCAAGCAAGTCGGTCTAGCCGGATGGGAGGACAATATCCTCCGACATTCGTTCTTGAGTTATCACCTCGCATCTTATCAGAATCCACACAACACCGCCTACCACGGAGGAACCTCGATCAAGATGTTATCAAAACACTACGTAGCCTTGGTGAGTAAACGCGCCGCCGAGGAGTGGTTTAATATCTCACCAATATCCGTGCGTGAATATGCGGAGAAACAAGGATTGACGCATTTAATAACTTGGTAGACCATCGCTTTCGTTAGAGAACACAGAAAGGAAACACCACAATGAGCCAAGGAAACCCAAGACCTGGAATGAAGCGAGTGTCATACATCGAGGAAAACGTCACCTACAAGGCGCTCGATATCATGGCCGCAGCACGAGACACAAACCTCTCGGCGCTCGTCCGTGAAGCCACGGCCGAATACCTAGTCAAACACGACACCGGAGGAGAACTGCGAAAAGTAGCTGAGTCGTTTAACGCAGCCCTCCCCGATGACCGAACTGAGCGAGCCGGCGAAGTCGTCGATGAAGAAACACAACGCGCTCTTGCTAAAGTCCTAGGGAAACTCAGGAAGAAGTAAATCACAGCGGCGGGGACGCCCCACTCCCCGCTGCTTCTTTTTCACTACGCCAGCATAAAACCGCAACTACACACATAGGAGAGGAATATAGATATGCCCATGCAGATAACCTTAAATAATACCCACAGCCAAGAACTAATCGAAGCTGCCCACCGCTGCTCTCTCCCTCCAGAGAAGTTAGCCGCTCTGTTTGTCGAAGACGGTCTCGCGTTGTATCGTAGAAGTCCCGATGAATTCAAAGGAACCCTTGACGGAGAAAATCAATAGTCTTCGCAACCCGA